CTGCGGCCACGGGGTAGGCGAAAACCTGAGAGAAGTACCCGGCGGAGCGTTGAGCACCACGAGCTTCGCCCGCGTCGTACCAAGTGTTTTCACGCACGTTGTAGATGATCGCGTCGGTGCATTCTGTTGCATCGCCACGGGGGTAAAACCACCAGATTTCACCAAAACGGGGCACTTTTGTGGCCCAAACTTTTTGACGCTGGTCGTAGTTCAGGTTGTCAAAGAAGTAGTTCTGGTTCATGTTGTTGGGGATCTCTTTGACCACACCGTTGTACAACAAGAAGCGGTCAACGCCGCACCAGTAGTAGACGCCGTCGTATTCAATGGCCGACTGCGACGACAAAATCGAGGACTGGCTGCTGATAATGTCGTAGCGCCAGTATTGGGGCGGCGTTCCAGTGCCGCCAATGAACGACACGCGGATCAGGCTGTCAAGGCTCCAGAACAGGCCAGAAGGCGCGTTTGAGCCGCCGCGCACTGGTAGCCCTTGGACAATCTTGCCAGAGGCCACGTTGGTCGCGTTGGCGTCCGCAGAGACCCAGTCGTTGGTGTTGCCAGCCGAGCAGTTTTGGATCAAGCCGTTGTTGCCGTACACGAACAGGTACGGGTGCAGCGACACAATGCCGCCAGACACCGAGATGTTGTTGTTGAACGTCAGCACCACAGTGCCAGAGGCAGTAGCGTTGTTGGAAATCTTGAGCGTGGTGGTGGAAATCGAAACCACTGTGGTATTTGCGGGGATGCCCGTACCAGTGATTGTCTGGCCAGCGCCGATCAAAGGGTTTGATGCGGCCAGCGTGATGGTGTCGCTCAGTGCCGTGGTGGTCCCGGTATCCGTAAAAATACCTACTTCGGACATGTTCAAACCAGTGATGTCGCCAATCAGCACGGGAGTGTTGGTGTCGTTGTCGATCGAGGCAAGATTCTGGCCGGGGTGAGCCACCAAAGACTGCAAGCCTGTGCCTGCCACGTCATAGAAGCCGTCAAACTGCCACAAATTCAAGTTGGACGCGGTGAAGTTGTTCAGGGTGAAGTCACCCACACCAGCGCCCACGCCGTTGTTGTCAATCGTTAGAACTTGCAGGCCGTTGTTGTAGCCGCTGAAAATCGATGTGAAAGCGTTCTGAGGATTGACCCAGATGCCGCGAGATGGGCCTGTGAGCTGGTCCGAGATGACTCGGTAGCCCAAAATCTTGCGGGGGCGGCCACGTTGGAAGCGGACCCATTCACCGTCGTTGTAGAACTGCTTGTCGAATACCGTGCCGTCGCGCTGGATGCCCGGCTGCGTGTCGAGGGAAAAAACCTTGGCTGTCATCAGAAGGTCCCGCCCTGAACACCCCCAGTAAAGTTACCAGTGCCCGGTATATTCAGCCCTGTGGAGGTCAGGCCAAACAGCTTGACGCCCAAGATTGAGATACCGAATTCACCAGATCCGGGGCGATAAATACCCGTCGACGTCTCCGTCGCAAAGTTTAGCGATGGAGCGCCCACCGTGCCATCCACCAAGGACACGTTCACCGCACCAGCGGCAATCGTCGAGGCGTTGAGCAAGTTGACCGAGTCGCACAGCAAGATCACCTGCTGGCCAGCGGGAACCGTGGCAGTCGCGCCGCCTGCGCCCGTGGTGAAGGTAATCTGGTAGCCGGGGCCACCACCGTTGGTTTGGTTGGTGATGTAGTACACCTGCACGGTCTGAGGCAGGACCACGGTCACGTTGCCCGTCAGGGTTCCGGTGTACTTCTGAATCGTGTTGGCGGCCTCTGACGCGGTCAGGGTGTAGCTGCCAGTCACCACAGCCTTGGTGAGTTGGGTGAAGTTGAATTGAGTGCTGCGGCCAAGGCCAACGGTGAAGAATGCAGCGCCAGAGCAGCAGATCACGCAAGAGTCAGCAGGCTGCAAGGCAATCGTCGACGCGCCGTTGATCTGAATGCCGCCCGATGGGGCGATCGTCAACGTGCCAGATCCGCCGTTGCGGACCATCATGTACCAGTCGTTGCCTAGCGTAATGGCAGATGTCAGGGTCAGAGTTCCCGACCCCCCCGTCCACACATAGGTCGACGCACGGTCAGTGTCGATTGCTGTGTAGTTTGACGCAAACGTGTTGACGTTGTTTGCAGAATTCAGCGTGTTGGAAATAGCCTTGAGGCCAAACCCAGCCAGCGTGGCAGCATCGACGTTGGATGTGCCCACGCCAAAAGCGATCAAACCCCATGTGCCCGCCGTGGTGGCGTTGTCGGTCAGGTAGATGTACTTTGCAGTGCCGGGGGCCAGCGTCACGATCGGATTGTTGTCGTAATCGGTGACGGTGAAGGAGTATGAGCCGACGTTTCGGAACAGCGCATCAATGCCCACAGACGCCTGATTGGCGGGCGGCATGGCGATCGAGAACGAATCCAGCGTGAACGTCAGGCCAGTGGTTGTGCCAGCCGTGGTGGCCACCGCAGCGCCGCCCAGAGTGGCCGACAGCGTAAAAGTTGTCGTGCCGTTGGTGGCAATGATGTAGTAGGTGTTGCCTGTGGTAATGCCAGTTTCAGTACCAGTGGAGATACCAGTGACGATGACGGCTTGGCCAACGAACAGGCTTGGGGTCGTAGTGCAAGAGCACTGACCGTTTGTACCCACAACAGTGACGCCAGAAAGCACCAAGCCGCTCGAGAGCGACGTGACGTCCATGATGCGAGCTGCGGCGTTGTCGGTGACGCTGCCGTTGATTGGCCACGACAGCGTGGTGTCGGCGACAAGCGTTATGTCCCGATATGAAACGTCGGTCGGTTGGATTACCTGACCAGTAAATGGGCTGTTAAAACTCATGAATCCCTCACAATCGCCTGACGATCAGCAGTACGGGTCACGTTCTCTGTTTTCAGGACTTCAATGATTCTGTCGTAATTGCTTTGCCACATGGGCATGCGCTCGTCGTTCTTGAGGAATGGCATGGCTTGCAGCAAAGTTCCGTACAGCAGCGCTTGAGGCGCATACTGGGTGAACCAGTTTGATTGGTTCGAAGAGTCCAAGGGCTGCACACGCTCGTAGTACAGCACTTCGTAGCCGTAGTCGGCGTCAGGTGTTGGGCCAATCAGCCAGTGCTGATAATCGTAGTCGCAGAAAAACAGCGGCGTGTCAGTCGATGCGGCCTCTGGCCAATACTCGCGGATGTACTCGTAAGTGCGAAGCAAAACGGGCTGGCGCTTGCCTGCAATGGTCACGTTCATCGAGACCGTTTTGCGCCAGCGTGCAGGCTTAGGAATGACGTTTTCGCCTTGGACCATGGTGCTCTCAGCGACCGTCAAGTTGCCAAGGAATTTGATTTCAGCCGCAATGATCTGCTCCGCCAGCATAATGAACTGCGGAATCTTTTCCAACGTCTGGGCATCTGTACGCTCCAGATAGGTTTGGATGTCATTGACCAGCGAGTCATACGTCATTACGGCGGCGACTGTCATTTTGTTCTCCGTTATCCGACGTTTCGCTCAAAGTGCGGGCAATCAAGCAGTGACTTGAAATTGCCGCCCCAGCGGTTTTTGGGGTGCAAAGACTCCCAGAATGCGCCAAGCGGAGCGAGCTGCTCCTTGTCCCAGATTATCTTCCCGTCCTTGAAGAAATTCAAGTCGACAGCGCACCGTTTCAGGTGGATTGAATTGAGGGTCTTGGAGCGGCCTGTTTTGACGTAAATGGCCTGCTGCTCGGGTGTGCGGGCTAACTCGCCTCCAGTGACCATCCAGCCCTGCTCTGTGGCGTACTGGATCAGCTTGCAGGCGTCCAGCAGGAAGGCGGCTTGTTCTTGGCTAAGGCTCATTTTTTGCTCCTCATGTCTGCCAGCTTTTCTACTGTCCGACCACCAAAATACGCGAGGAAGATTATTTGGCCCCACTGCCCCAGCAAATTTACATAGCTTTCTTGTGCGTTGAACCCGAAGGCCGACATCATGGTGAACAAAAAGAACGCCACAAAAATAGCAATTAAGGCCATTGGTCGAATGTTCTTGGACAGCCACGAGTCCGACGACATGTCGGCCTTCCAGCGGTCGGTTACGTTGTTGTCTTCAGCCACCTTGGCAGCCAGCAAAGCTTTCAGCTCTTCTTGCTCCAGCCGGGCCTTTTCGATGCCAAGCTCCAGC